GTCGTGTTTTGTATGTGTTATATTTGAGGTGTCAACAAAAAAACAACACTAGAGAATAGGAAAAATAAAATGACTAGGCTTATTGACAATAACAAGGTAGTGGAAATTTCTATCCGTGAGTGGGATGAGGAGAGTTCGCACTACGGCCCAGACTGGTCGGCTGATTTTTTTGAGGTCGGCGGTTTGAAGACTGTTGATGACCCGGAATTTGCTTACATTGTGGATAACGTCGATTATTGTATTGAGTATGCAAACGACATGGTGTCCGGTGTGGGAGACTTTGCGGGAGACCCGCAACCTAATCAGTTTGTTGACGTGACGGAACTCGACCGTAGCGTATACCCGAGTTTTGGGAACAAGGCGTGATTAAAATGATTAAGGGGTGTAGTTTTATGAATTATTATTGTGTTCGTCGTTTGCTTGAGATGGGTTATAGTTATTATGATTTTGTGGAATGTTATGTTGATTTTGATGAAATAGTGCATATGTTTCCACTTGGTTGTACGTGGGATAATATGGTGTCTTTTGGTGATAATGTAAGTATGGTGTTTCTCGGTTATAGTAGGAGGCATTGGGTGTGATGAATTATAATAGGTGTAATGGTTGTAAGCGTTTTTATATAGGTGGTAGTATGGTTAAGGGTGTACGTCGTGTTCGTCGTATGCGTGTGGGGCATTATGAGACTGGGGGTAGTGATTCTGATTGTGTGGGTTTGTTTGATTTTGTGATGGTGCATTATGCCGATGATGTTGCTTTAATGCGGTTGAATTTGTGGAATGATACGGGTGTGTAGTATGGTGTTGTTTGGCCTATTAGCTCAGTGGTTAGAGCGGCATCCTTATAAGATGTGCGGGCCGGGTTCAATTCCCGGATAGGCCACGGTTGTTGAGAATTGTTATCGTTATTGTTAGTGTGATATATTAGGTCATGACATGCCGTTTGGCATGTTGTGACCTTTTTTGTATGAGGTGTATACATATGGATATGAGTTCTATCGCCACCCTTGTGGGTAGTGTTGGTTTCCCGATTGTCGCGTGTTGTGGAATGGCGTGGTTTATTGCCACGACGTTCCGCGATTTTAACAATTTGATGACGAAAAACAATGTTTTGACCGAAGAGCTTATAGCCTTGCTTAAGAATGATAAGGAGGGTGATAATGTTGATGAAACGAATATGGCGTAGCATATTGGCGTGCGTATGCGTGTTGTCGTTGGTTTTTGTGCCGTCTGCAAACGCGGATATGCGGGGTTTTGACGTGAGCAATTGGCAGTGTGATATCGATACGTATGTGCTCGATGCTGATTTTGTTGTGGCCGGTACGACTTGGGGTGTTGGCGGTTTTAATAACGTCTGTTTGGTCAATGGCGTTAATCAGGCCGCGAATTATCAACTTGGTCGTGCAGTGGACAGCGGCAAGAGCATAGGCGTGTACCATTATGCAATGGGCAATGACGCGGTTGCTGAAGCTGATTTTTTCGTGGATAACGTTGTCGGATATGTCGGGCGTGCCGTACTTGCATTAGATTGGGAGGCCGACGATAACCCGCAGTACGGAAACGGCGCGTGGGTCGAAACTTGGGTACGGCGCGTGTATGACCGCACGAAAGTTTGGCCTATCGTTTATACGGGGGCGTATTCGTTGGGGCAGCTCACGCCGTATGTACGCGAACATTGCGGTGTTTGGGTCGCACAATATGCGTCCAACGCGCCGACTGGTTATCAGGCGGTGCCGTGGCTTTATGGCGCGTATGGTGAGGCCATGCGACAGTATACATCTAACGGTTACGTGTCGGGTTATGGCCCTTTGGACTTGGATTATTTTAGGGGTGAGCGCTGGCAGTGGGACGCTTACGCGCGCGGTGAGCGTGATGGCGGTGTTTCGGCACCGGCACCGGTTCCGGCACCGGATACGGGTTGTGCGTCCATGTGTGTTACGGTCGGGCCGGGCGACACGTTGTCTAGTATCGCGGCGGCGACTGGCTTGGGGTCGTGGTCTGATTGGTCGGGGTATGCGTCCGGTAATCCCAATGTGATATATCCCGGCGAAACCGTTTGCTATGGCGGTGGCACTGTTGCGCAGTCGAACACGAGTGCGGCGCGCACGTATACGGTGCAACCGGGTGATAGTTTGTGGGCTGTTTTCGGTGTTGATTGGTCGCGTGTCGCGTCGGTTAACGGGCTGTCTAACCCGAGTTTGATTTATCCGGGTCAGATTTTGCGTTACTGATAATCGTTGTCAATAATCGGCGTGTCGCTTTTTGCACACGCCGATTTTTATGCTATAAATATATGTGTTAGCAAAAATGTTAACAGAAAACAGATACAAAGGATAATATGCGCAAGATTCGTAAGGTAATCGCTGATAGCGATATCAGCTACTATGACCGTAACGGCGAAATGCAAATGTTTCATACTACCGGGAATATTCGCACCGTTGAAAAAGCAGTTAAGGCGCTTATGGACGCGGGTATCGTTAACGTCCTGATTGATGATATCACCGTACATAAGACAACGTATGCTATGGACGTTGACACGTTTATCGCACACGCCGAAACCGTCGTAACCGATACCGATAACGACAACGATAACGAACCTGAATTCTGATTTTGGAAGGAAACATCATGACCAAGGACAATGAACAGATGAACGACACCGCTAATGAAACCGCTCAAACCCCTGTTGACAATTATCGTTACATTTGTACGATGGACAACAGTACTTTTGAGGGCAAGCGTGCCATTGTCAACGCGCGTAACAATGCGTTGTCACTGAACGCTATCGGTGACACGCCGCTAACGGTCATTGGCGCGTACACCGCGCCGGGCGTGCGTGCTCAGACGGGGCAGAAGTGCGTTAACGTCTATCTTTTTGCAAATGACGGCAATACGTATTTCAGCCAGTCGCAGGGCATTTATCGTAGCGTGTTGGATATTTATGATATGTTCCCTGATTTTAACGCGCCTAACGGTATCCCCGTGACAGTGAAAAAGACGCCGCTTGGTGGTGGTAGGTCTACTAAGTCGCTTGAAATTAAGTAGTTTGACATCAAGTAGTTTGAAATGAGAAAAAAGCGCCATAAACAATATGGCGCTTTTTTTATGAGGGTGGTAAAATCATGCCTAGAGCGCCATAAACAATATGGCGCTTTTTATGAGGGTGGTAAAATCATGCCTAGAGCGCGTAAACAGGCGGATATTTTAACCGCGAAACGCAAGCGCGTAAACCGCGCGATAAACAACCTGAAAAAAAGTATCACGGACGCCATGCCCGAGAGCGAGGCAAACGCGCGACGGGATTATATTCAGCGGATTGAATCGCAGTTGAAAAAAACATATGTCGGGCGCGTGAGTAATCGCGCCATGCGTGAGGAATTGTATCAGCGTGCCAACGAAGCCGCTGACATGCTCGTACGACAGGTTGGCGAGGTGCGCGGTGGCAAAGGCCGCGCGGTGGAACGTAGACGGTCGTTTAACATTTTCCGCATCGAGATGAGAATGGCGTCCAAGGGACAGCCGAGCGCGTTGGGTGAGCTTGGTCGGGAAAAAGTCAAGATTTTTTGGCGATACACACAAAACATATGGCAGAAACCTAATATTCCGCCGGACAAACGATTGGAGGCTGTCATGAAGGCATATGACGCGGACTCGTTGAGTGAGCTTTTTGACACCATTATGACGCGCAATGAAAAAGTGTTGCAATACGCTAAAAACATGAAAGCGCACACAGGTGAATTGGAGGACTATATGGATACCGACGGCGGTAGCCCGATATGGCTCGTGGCGGTTTCCCCCGATGTGGTGCGATGAAAACACGCAAAGAATACAGGGTGGCGGCGATATTTGACACCGAAACAACGAATATCGGTGAGGGTGCCGAAACGCGCGCGTATCCGATATTATATATTTTTAACGATTTGCGGGATACCCCGTTGGAATCGTATACGCCTGATACGGACGATGTACGTTTTTACCGGCGCACGTCCGAAGCGCTGGCGTATATTGATGGTTTGATTACGTATGGTCGTACGCGTGGTTATGTGCCGATAATCGCGGCATATAATCTCATGTTCGACATGCAGACTCTTCTGCTAGAATTGGCGCAATCGTATACGATTGAGGTCAATGCACAGACCGCAACCAGCGTGTACACGCTCGATTTGTGCATTGATGGTAATGTGGTGTGCCGTTTTTGGGATACGTTTTATCTCGAAATGGGCGGCCTACGCGCTATGGGTGAGACGTGCGGTCTGCCTAAAGCGGTGGGCGATTGGGATTACACGCTTGCACGCACACCTGAAACGCCGTTGACAGAGGAGGAGCTGTTTTACGCGCGGCGTGATGTACAAGTGATACCGCAGTATCTGCAATGGCTATTGCGCGCTAATCATTGGCTCACGCCCGACATGTTGGGGTGCCGCGTACTGACCAAAACGTCATTGGTGCGGCAGATGGCGCGCCGTGAGATTGGCGGGCGGCGCGTCACGTTGCAAGGCGATAAAAAAATCACGTTGCAACGCGCGTTTGAAATGACGTGCAATCAGGAGTTTCCGAAAAACTATGAGTCCTATGCGTTGCGCAAGGCGTGTTTTCGTGGCGGTTTGACTTTTACGAGCGCTAAAACCGCTAGTGTTGTCGTTGATAACGTGGCGTCTCTTGACGTTACGTCAATGCATCATGCGTTTATCAACGGGCGACGCTTGCCGGTTAAATTCGCGGTTGCCCCGCCGGAAATTTTGCAAATCGCGTGCGAACGTATCGTTAGTACGCCGCTTGAAGATGTATTACGTAATTATAGTGACCCGTTTCGCACGGGGTTGCATGTTGCGATAAGTTTTACAAATCTTAGATTACGGGTAAACACATGTTTTGCCGATTGGGGTATTGCAATATGCCCACGGTCAAAGTTCGTGCGGACGTTGCAAGCGGACACCGATTACAGCAATAATGAACGCGCGAAAACACAGGAAAACAGTATTAGGGCGCACGGCTACGTTGATAGTGCCGTTAATCCGACGTTTGCTTTTGGAAAATTGTATCGGGCGGACGCATGTATCTTGCACGTTAATGAGATTGAGTTGTGGAACGTGGCACAGGTGTATGAGTTTGACGAAATGCATGTATTGTATGGCGAGGCCACCGCTAAAACGATTGTGCCGCCCGATTACGTGACATTGCAATCCAATATGCTTTTTGCGCGGAAAACTGATGTTAAAAACCTGATTAAACACTACACCGAGGGTGTACCGTATGCGGGTGACATACCCGAGTCGATACCCGAGGGTGTCGCGCGAGATGCTAGGGCGGGTACGTTGAGCGTGAAATTTTTGCAATCCTATTACGGTAGCACCGTTAAGGGACAATTCAATGGTATCTATGGCACTCAGGCGCAAGACGTAATGAAGGCCGATTACCGTGTGACGGAAACCGGTGAGCTGGAAGTAGATAAGGCCACGGTCTGCACTCCCGAGAATTTTGCGAAAAAGCGTCCGAAGACACCGCGCGTGCTGTACACGTATGGTATGCGAATTGTAGCCGGGTCACGTATGCATCTGGTGATAGCCATGATGTTGATATATCGGCGTTTCGGCGCGCGTGTCACTGTTACGGGCGGTGATACAGATAGCCTTAAAATCAGTTGCGCCGATGACGTGACCGACGCGGAGCTGTTGGACGCGCTCGAACCATTGCACGCCGCGATAGAAAACGCAATCAATCTCACCATGCGGCGCGTCCGAAACACCGCGCCCGATATGGCGTCAACGCTTGACCATATTGGCAAGTTCGAGGTTGAGGACTGCGGGGGTGCCACTCGTTACGCCGAGCATGTGGAACTGTGGAACAAGGCCCGCGTGAGTCTGGACATGAGCGGACATGTGCATGTCACGTGTGCGGGCTTGCCACGGCCTGACGGCGTGTACACTATTGAGGACTGTATTGCGGATATTATGCGTATGGGTCACGGTTTCGCGGAAACGGTACGTTTGGCGCTTGGTTATGATGTGTTGGTTGATTATGAGATTTGCCATACGTTGCAACGCAACCGTCCACATGTGTGGGATAGGTACGTTGGCACCGTCACCGATTATCGGGGTGCGACATATCATGTTGACGCGCCCGAGGCGATAGCGTTGTATCCGTCCGGCAGATGGTTAGGGGAATCGGACAAACAGGCCAACGGCGAAAATCTTGCATACATGCGGGACGTATATAATAGGCATGTTGAGACATTGCCGCGCGAACTTATTGTGCGGGACGGTAAACCTATGATTGTGAGCATTGATGGCGAAATATTACTATGACCGACTTAAGACGTTGATACTGCCGCGAAACGCAGACGTTAATATGATTATCGGCGCGCGTGGTTTAGGCAAAACCTATGGTATACGAAAATACATGATAGAAGACTATTTGAAAAACGGCTATTGTTTCGTGGAAGTGACACGGTTTCGTGAGGAAAACAACGATGTCGCGGCAAACTATTTCAGTCGTATCGTACAAGATAATATTTTCCCTGATTATGAGTTTCGGACTACCAATAAAATAGCGGAAATTCGCAAAAAGAAAACCGGTAAAAAAGAAAACCCGTGGAAAACAATTGGGTATTTTATACCTTTGTCATTACAACAGCAGAAGAAAAAGAGTACTTATGTTAATGTGCGGAACATTTGCATGGATGAAATTATCATAGATAACGACGACAGGTATCACACGTATCTGAAAAACGAATTTGAACAATTGGCGAAACTTGTGGATACCGTCACGCGAGAACGCGCCGACGATACGGGATTACGCAAGCCGAGAGTATTTCTGCTGGGTAACGCTTGCGACGCTTTTAATCCCTATTTTCGGCATTATGACGTACCGCTAGAACCTGAACACGGTTTGCAATGGCTAGGCGGAAAAACATGCCTGTTCGATTATGTGCGGGACGATGAATACGCCGAACAGAAAACAAGGAACACGGTTGCGGGCCGTATGCTGAAAAACAACGATGACGTCACTTCTAAAAACAATTTCGCGCGGCATAATACTGATTTTATCGAAAAACCACACGGACAGGCAAAACTTACGTATGTTTTTCGATGGTTGCAAAACGAATACGGCGTGTATGTTGATTTGCGTTGCGGTTATGTTTTCGTATCCTCGAAATATGATAGCGGCGCGCATGTACCGTATTTCGCAATCACTCGGGCGGACAACAAACTTAACTATCTTACCGCGAACATGGCTAAAGATTTGATACGGAATCTTACATCATATTATGCGCTGGGGTATCTGCGCTATGATACGGTGGAAACGCAACACGCCGTAAGCGAAATGCTAAAGAATTTTGGAGTAAAATAACATACGGCATACAAAGAGATACCGCAGTGAGACCGCTAAAACATTGTCATTGACTTCCACGGTTGACTCCGCCAATGATATGGCCGTAAGGGATAAGCGCGCCGGTTGTCGCTGTGAGTCATGTCGCAAGTATGCTATCCTTAAGTCGTATCGGCCCGTATCACGCCGATACGACTTTTTCATATATGAAAGGAAAAAAACAAATGGATGACGAAACCACCGAGGAGAAGGACACCGCCGAACGTGATGACCTCACCCCCGACGAAGCGCACCGTGAAGGCGAATTCGATGACTTGCGCGACATGCTTTCACGGCTGCTTGATAAAATTGACGCGATAAACGAGCGAATCGACGGAATCTATGACAATTTCACCGATTCCGTGGCGCAGATGGTCGAAAACGGTGCAACCGTCAAAGAAACCGACGATGACGCGGCTGAAGCAATCGCACAGGCGGCGGCAGAAGACTTGGAAAACCTCGATTACACACTGTAACGGATAGGAGTAAAATATCATGGCTGTAGACAATGCAACGATTTTGGACAAAGTCCGTACCAAGGGCACCGACGATTACCAGCAACGCGTACCGAGCGCAACGCAAACCGGCGTGGCGAACACCATGCGCTATCTGTTCGACCCAATGAACCGCCAATATTTGAATGATTGTGTCTGGAACATGGTGAACCGTATTGGACTCACCGTTATGGCGCAGAACGCGCCGTTTGAGAACCCGTTGGCGATTTTTAAAAAGGAAAATCTCTACTGGGGTTCGACGGTGCAGGAAATCGCCGTCAAATGGATTAAGGCGCACGGGTACAAGGATGACGCCGAAACGCTTTTGAAGATGCACCGCCCCGAGGCCGCCGTATGGTTTTATGAGATGAACCGTCGTGACCAGTACCCGATATCATGGACAGATGACGAGTTGCGACAGGCGTTCGTGGATGATTTTGGCCTGAACCGTTTCGTAGCGCAGATTATGGAGACCCCGCGTAATTCCGATAATTACGATGAAATGAACATCATGCTTGCGTTGATACGACACTACGAGCATAATCTTGGTTTCTATAAGGTGCATCTTGACGCGGTGCCGAGCGACGAAACCACCGCCAAGACGTTGCTCAAGGCACTGCGTTCGACCGCCGGACGTATGCAGTTCCCAAGCACCCAGTACAATGCGTTGAACGTAACCGACATTCCGGCGTACGCGAACCCCCAGCAAATGGTGTTGCTGATTGAGCCGGAATATCTTGCGTCGCTTGACGTTGACGCTTTGTCCGCCGTGTTCCAGCTGGACAAGGCAGATGTGCCGTATCGTATCGTACAGGTGCCGAGTCTCGGCATCCCCGGCGCGGTTGCGTTGCTTGTTTCGACCGACTGGTATCAGGTGCGTGACACCATGTACGGCACTACCCAATTCTACAATCCGCAGACGGTCAGCAACACGCTGTATCTTAACCATTGGGGCATCTACGGCGTGTCGCCTTTCACCCCGTGCGCGTTGTTCACGACCGACGCGGGTACCAGCATTACGGTCGTGACGCAGAACGTGACCGGTTTCACGCTGACCCCGACCACGGGAAGCGTCAAGGCGGGCGACCTTATGCAGCTCACGCCGAAGCTCACCGCCACCGTCACGCCGACGGGCACCGCCGTTCAGGTGGCACCGGACGCGGCTACGTACGAAGTTTCGGCGAACCATGCCGCAAGCGGTGATGACGCGCACGGTGCGGCGTTCGAGCTCAACGTCAATACGTTCGTGGATGACCAAGCGCGCTTGCATGTCCAGCGTGACGGCCTTGTGGCTGGTGACGTCATTACCGTGACCGGTACCGCCACGTATGTTAACCCGAACGGCACGACTACGGAACATTCCGCAACATGCACGTTCACCGTCGCATAGGCTGAAATCGACTATGATATAAAATGAGTGGTGTTTCATGCGAAGCACCACTCATTTTTCGTATATAGGAAAGGGCTCGACATGGATTTTCCACATCTGCAAAACGCAACGGCGTTCCCCGATACGGACACGCGCGTATACGAACAGTACCGCAACGTTTTCGATTACAATGTTTGGACGCCAAACACTGTTATCAAGTTATGTCGCGTGAACTGGTACGACGATTATCATGATACTGTGAAATTCTCCGATGACACCGCAAGGGATGCATGGTTCGACGCGCTGGACGGCGAGACCGTCAAGCTCACAACGAACATGTATATCGCGCGCGCCGATACGGACGGTATAAAATTGCCCGTACCGTACATGACGGCGCAACGGTACAATTACATTGTCGTTGATTTTTCACATGATATTGTCAATACGCCGTATCAGAAAACCGACGTGCAGACACGCTATCACTTTTTCGTCACCTCGGTACGCGCCGAAGCGCCGAACACGACAACATGCACGCTTGTACGTGATGTATGGACGGACTATATCAACAGCACCACAATTAACGGTTTGCTGTTGTCACGCGGGCACGCGCCGTTGACGGAAACGACACCGCAAAAACTGTTGGAAAACCCACGGGCCAACTGTCGTGATTTTACGTTGCCCGACGTTGATTATGGCAACGCGGCCACGAACATTAAAAAAAGCACGCCGATTAACTTGCAAAACGGGACAAGATACATATGTTTGGCCACAACGTTTTCCCCGCAACAATTGCAATCAATGAGCAATATTCGCGGTACAGACGTTACGGATACCAACCCGTCATATACTAACGCCGATGAAACGGTCAATGGTTTTGTATGGGGTGCCGGAAACGTAAACACATCGAACGTAACCGGTGCGGGTACGTCATATAATTCCATTGATAACCTCACCGCAAGCAACGTGTACATGTACGCGCTGGAATCATCCAAAGTGTCGGGTGATTATTTTGATACGATGTTTGCGTATTATCCGCATATCATGTCACAAATCGTATCTGTTTTCGTTTCCACGGCAAGCATGATGCAATTAGGGTCCGTCACTACGGTTAATGATGTGGAATGGCATACGGTCAGCGGCGCGCGCACAAAACTAGCGGACATTAATCTAACAATGAATGACTTCGGCTATTCGCCCGAATACGCCAAAATAACACGACTGTACCTCGCACCCTATGCGCACTTGGAAATATCCGACAATATCGGCAATAAAACCCGTGTGGAAATAGCGGATTGCGGACATCTCTCGGCGCAGGCCGTCACGTCATTAAGCTACCCGATATTACGACAACTCGCATGGCTTGACGGTGTCGGGGGCGACGGCGACACGTCCATAACCATCAACGCCATCAACGGTGCTAACATTGCCGCCTACGTGCCGAACGCGGACGTACTCAAAACGCTGATATCCCATGATATCCCGACGTATGCGTTGCAACGCCGCGCAATCGACGCGCAACGCGCCGACACTTACAATGCCGCCGTAAGTCAGGCACGGCAAAACGCCATGTTGACGTATGAAAACGGCGCGCGCTCGGCTAATGTCAGTCAGGCAAACACGTATCGTAGCAGTGCGGCGGCGGCGTCGAACACCGCACGCGCGAATCAACGCGACGTAGCTATAAAAGACGAGTCCAATAGTGCGCGGACGGATAATCTCACATACTCGAACACACGCCAAAACGCTGACTTGCACACTAGCACGGTCAAAATAAACCGTGATGTAAGTGATGACAATACACTACAAAATAAAGCTTTTGTGGAAGGCGCCCAAACGCAGGCAATAACAAACGTGGCAAGTGCGATAGGCTCAATAGCGGGGGCCGCGCTGGTAATCGGCACAGGAGGCGCGGCCTCACCGGTGGTGGCCGGTGCAATGGCAATCGGCGGTGCGGCGCTTCAGGGTTACAACACCGGTATTGCAATCACTAACAGTCAGGAGCTCAACGCGACATCTAATTATGTTGCAAATGATAAAGCAAAAACCGCAATACAGGCCAACACCGAGCAAACACAACATGCCATAACGCAGTCCACCGCCGTGACCAGCCGCGCGAACACGCAAGCTGACCGCGTTACCGAGTACAGCACAAGCGCGGCTACCGACATGACCGCCACAAGCACGGGCGCGGTCAACACGAACGCGGGCGCGTCACGTGGTCTGACGGTTGACAACGCCAAACGTATCATGACGAATGCGCGCGACAATACTAATGCGGCATGGCGCGACATGCTCAATCATCCCGCGCAACCGGTCGGCGCGTATGGCGGCGACAATTTCAGGCAGGCTACGGGGCTTGACACCATGACCGTTAAAATAGTCACGGAGGATAACGGTGCGATAGCGGCGGCGGGTGATTACATGCTACGCTACGGGATAGCAAGCAACAAACTCTACAACAAACCGACGCTGACAACGTGCAAGCATTACACGTATTGGCAGACCGCCGACATATGGACGATATGCCCATTGGCGCAAAACGAGCAATTGCAGACAATAAGGGATATTTTCAGTTCCGGTGTTACAATATGGAGCAGGCCCGAGGAAGTCGGCGGCGACTTCGCACACGACAATCTATAAGGTGGAAAATATGGGACGCAAACGAACGCATAAAAGGCCGTTGACCCGCGCGGAACTGGGTGAGCGCGGCGCGCCGGTATGGCAACAGTCCGAGGCGCTCAACTCGCAAGCGTATTCTATGGCGTATTCGCAAATGTTGAATATCGCGTTATCACGGTTCAAATGGTTGAATCTGCCGAAAACATGTGACGCTTGGTTTCTGGAATACAATCTATTGTATTTCGGCTATGCGACAATCGCTTTCCCGCATAGCAAGCCGGGGGTGTTTTTCAGCACGCAGGCGGTGACAACATCGAATTTCAACGTGTATTACAAGCCGAAGAAATGGGATAGCTACGGTATCAACGGTTGGAGGTTCCCGGTGAACAATTCCAATGGTGTTTTCATCTACGCCAACCGCGCCCGCACGCCGCTCATTCCGACCATCGAGTTTTTCGCGCATGAAATTGAAGATTTGTACATGACGCGCCGACAGAATCGCTTTAACCAGAAAACGCCATTTATTCTTGAGGTTCCGGCCGGTCAGCAGACGGCGGGTATCAACGTTATCAAGCAAATCAGCGGCGGTGAAATGGCAATCATGGCGACACCCGGTTTCACCGAATCCATGAAAGCCAACGTACTGAAAACCAATGTCGAATACATCGGCATGGAACTACAAAACGACATACAAAACACGTGGAACTCGTACTACCAAGCGCTGGGAATCAAAAACCTCCCCTTGAAAATGGAACGGCAGACCGCCGACGAAATACAGGACTACGGCGAACCGACCGACCTACGCGCGCTCAGCGAACTGGAGGAACGACGCGCCGCCTGCGACATACTCAACACAAGATTTGCGAAATACCTCAAGGAACCGATACAAGTCGTGTGGAACGAAGACAACATCTCACGCAATTATGATTATTTGAACAACCTTGAAAGATTGGCCGGTGATGATAATGCAGAATGACATAGACAGCTACCAGCCGTGCGAATCACGCGACGAATTTCATGGCGTGATGACGTACACGTTTGGCGAACTACTCGACGTGCCGGGCGGCGTTGACTGGGATAATGCCGCGTGGTCATGGCGGGCCGTTGCCTATGATGACACGCAATACACGCGCTGTTGTCGCAAAATCGAAAACCGATACTATGACCGGGAATTAGGCGTAATGCCACCGTCAAGATGGCGACGGCACTTTATGCGTCTCATACAAGAGATTATGCCGACATTACGCCCACTATACGCGCTTGCAGATAAAAACCCTGATATAATACTCAGCGATAACGACACATGGCACAAAATGCGAACCGTTTTCAGCGATTTCCCGGCAACTCAACTAACCGAAAATCAGGACTACGCAAGCAACGCAACCGACAATCAATACGAGACAATCACAAACGGTAATTTCATGGACAAAATCGAACGTATCCGAAACGGTAATTATGTTGACATTGACGTGTTGTTGCTCGACCACCTAGAAGCATGTTTTAGTCCGTTATGGACTATCAACATAAACAATTATTAGCGAGGTGAAATTTTCATGGACGCCAATACATTAGCCAAAGTCGAGCACGAATATTCCAAGCTTACCGAAAACATCAACAAACTAGGTGATTATCTATTGAAACAAATGACCAAAAAGAAAACGCTGACAGATAAACACTATGAATTGTTGATAAAACAATACGCCATCATGCTACAATACGCAGACGTTTTAGCGCAACGAATCCGCCTCGCAAGGAAGGAACAATAATGTTTCCATATCTACCGTTTTACTCGGTATGGCCCTACACGCCCGCCATACCCGCGTTCTACTGGAACGCCAAAAGCCAAGAGGAAATCATAAAACATATCGCGTGTGAAATTGACCATATCACGGCATATCTTGACGAAATAGTAACCGACATAAACAAAACACTAAACGATTATGACACAAGAATAAAAAGCATTGAAGCGCACATAAACGATTACGGTACGGCCATAGCACAACTCCAAGAACAAATCGAACATATCGGAGATACACAATTGGTCTGGAACGTCACAAAAGGCGAATACACTGACAGTAAAACAGCACTACGCGACTTGTACCGCGAACTAGCGGTATACGGCGCACGCGTCACTCAAATAGCCGATATCAACACCGGCAAACTAGCCGAACACCGAACCGACGAAACACCCGCAATCGGCAACCTTACCATATTCAACGACACAACACCACGTGTCACTAATCCAACCACCGGCGATAAATACCCGCCACTCTCATAAAGGAGATGCATAATGGTTAACACCACGAATTATGAACTGGAAAAATACGAGGCGGGAAATTCCGCAAATCTCCTTGACCAATACAATGCGTCAATGGATAAAATCGATGTAGCCATAAAAGGCGTCAGCGATAAAGCGGACTTAGCACTAAACAATAAAGTGCTACCGGACGGCCTAGCCGCATTCATAAAGGCACTAGGTCTAACCGGGTCTAACGCGCAAACACTCGGAACCACTCTCAACCACATATTAAACCGCACCGGAACGGAAACTTTCACCGTTACCGACCTCAGCAAACTCAAAAAAACCGCAGAGGGCTATCCAATTCCGCCGGTCAAGTAAGGGCATACCATCATGGCAACAGAAACACCGTTCTATCACCTGCCACTATACGAAACAGGCGACTTAGCCGACCTACGTGATGGATACAACGCCGCAATGCGCATCCTAGACCGCGTAATACATCAACTAAAAGTGCAAGAAGAAATAAATCACCCGACAAATCTCAAGAAAGGCAACTAACATGTCCAATTATACAACCAACTTCAATCTCGAAAAATATCAAACCGGCGACGCGGCAAACCTCAATGACCAATACAACGCGTCAATGAATATTATCGACGAGAACATGTACAAAATCAACACTAACGCAAACACTGCGGGCGGTAAAGCCACGCAAGCATTAGAAACCGCACAAAACAACACCAAAAATCTCACAGCATTAGGCGTAACCGACACCGAAACCGCAACACAATTCAAAACCAAAATAGATAACACAGCAGAAACAGCACAAAACAACAAATCAAGTCTAAACGCGCTAGGCGTAAACAACGTTACAGATGCAACCAACCTCAAAAATAAAATAAACAAAAACACTCAAGACATTAGCAAAAACACTCAAGACATTAGCACAATCAACACCACCATAAGCAACTACAAATACAATAGCGGATATATGGTAACATTCGGCGACTCCTACGCAGACTCAACCACACCACAAAACACATGGCCGTACTGGCTACACCAATACATCCCAACACTAATACTCAAAAACTACGCCGTCAGCGGTGGCGGTTTCAACGTAGACACACGAACATTCATAAACCAAATAAACACCGCAAACACAGACACAACACTAGACAAAAACAAAGTCAAACTAGCCATATTAGCCGGTGGACGAAACGACATACTGGACTACAATAGCGCTAAGACAAAAATACAGGAATGCGTAAACCGAATGATAACCATTTTCCCTAACGCACGAATACTCATAGCACCAATGTTATATGATGCTAGTTTCATAGACGCCAACGGGAGAGTGAAACTAGCCGGACTAACAAACGGTGCCGAAGCAATCACCACTCACACGCCAAACACCGAAACACTAAAATTCGCTTACCTATGGCTAAAAGGCGAAACAAACTCAATAGGCTCAGACAAAATACACCCAAACCAACTAGGCGCACAAACCATAGCAAAATACATATACGACGGCGCATACGACAACTACAAACCACGACAAGCCATGATAGATACCGTATTCGGTGACGCAAAAGGGTTCATAACCCTACAAAACGGCATAGTAACATACGACATAGCCGGAACCGTACCGAACATAGGCGAGGGCAACGGGCGCGACCTCCCCGGGTGGGCTGCTACATGGCATAACGTATGGGTATGGGGCGTAAGCGCGGGTAGCACAACCACGCCACGCCTATACCAATTTTTAGGCACCAAAGTAAGCATGATGAACTACACCGGACAAACAGGCAACATGAGCGTACACGCCACATGGACAGCATAAAATAATATGAAAACATAAAAACCCCGCATTATATGCGGGGTTTTTATCATTTAAACAATTATGTCAGTCACCATACATAATCATAAATTGAGACAACATAACAACCAACACCATTTTTAACACCACGACACACGAAATCAAAATCACAATCACCATAAGCATCATCAAGAACCCTAGTAAGAGCTGATTTAAACGTAACCACGCCATTATCAATCTCCTTACAAGTAGTAACAATTTTCTCAAAACCGTCAATATCAACCGAATATACATGATTCGGTACAATCTCAGTTACATAGGCATTAACTTTAAACATTTTAATTACTCCTTTTTTGTTTGTTTTTTGTTGATACCTCAAATATAACACGCGCGACATCACGACACGCCGACACGTCACGTTTTTCCCGTTCAATTTTTCGCTAGCACATGACACACAACATGTCAAACTTGCACGGCGTGTCTCAGACCCTCACCGCCTTAATGGGAACCATTCTCAATAAGGGGTGTCTATC